GTCCGCCGTGCAACCTGGCGACCGCTGCGCGTCGTATCTCATGACGTGGGTACCCACCTTCCGCTCCGAGGGGTAGCGGGACCGCGGGGGAGGTGTCTCGCAGTCCGGAGTCGTGAAAAGTTTTGGAGGTACGTCATGGCTGATATAACCCGTGGCGACAACCTCTGGACCGAGGTGACCGAGGCGCACGACCTGGACCCCGTGCAACTGGTCATCCTCCAGGAGGCGTGCCGCTGCGCCGACCGGCTGGACGCCCTCGATGCTCGCATCGGCGCGGGTGACGACGCCGCCCTGTCGGAGGCTCGCCAGCAGCAGAACGTGATGAAACAGCTGCTCGTGTCGCTCCGTCTGCCGGATGCCGCGACGGGCAAGAAGCCGACCCTGCGTGCTGCGCGCGGTGCCTACAGCAAGCGGCCCTCGGGCAAGGTCTCGAGCCTCGACCGGGCGCGGGCTGCCAAGAGCTCCTGATGTGGGCCGGCCCACTGTTCGACGGCCACGTCTGCTCCCTCGGCTACGAAGTGCTCGACTGGATCCACGAGTACGAGTGCCACGGCCCCGGCGACGTGCAGGGCGAACCGCTCGACTACGACGACGAGATGCGCGACTTCGTGATCGAGGTCTACCGCATCGACCCGAAGACGGGTCGCCGGATCTACGACGAGGGCGTGCTGTCCCGCGCGAAGGGCCGGGCGAAGTCCGAGACCGCCGGCCACATTGGCACCGCTGAGGGTTTCGGCCCCGTTCGGTTCGACGGCTGGGATGCCGACGGACAGCCGGTCGGGCGGCCGGTCACCTCGCCGCTGCTGAAGTGCCTCGCCACCGAGGAGTCGCAGGCGGGCAACACGTTCGAGAACATTGCCTTCATCGCCGGCCAGTGGGGGCCCGACGTCCACCCCGATGTCTACGGCGGCGTCTCGGGCATCCGGCAGTACCAGTCTGCGACCGCGCTCTACCTGCCCCACGGCGGCGAGATCCGAGCCTGCACGGCTGGCTCGGCGTCGAAGGACGGCGGCAAGGAAACCTGGGTCTGCGCGGACGAGTCGCACCTGTACGTGCTGCGCGAGCTCAAGGCCATGTACGGCACCGTCCGGCGCAACCTCGGGAAGCGCAAGAAGGCCGAGCCGTGGATGCTGCAGACCTCGACGGCCTACCGTCCCGGTGAGCAATCCATCTTCGAGGAGACGCTGACCGCCTGGCGCAAGGGCGAACTGCCCGCGTCGGTGCTGGTCGACCACCGCGAGGCGAAGGGCCGCATCGACCTCGACGACACCGCGCACACGATGCGCCAGCTGCGCCACGTCTACGGCGCCGCGTCGGAGTGGATGGACCTCGACCGGATCTACCGCGAGATGCGCGACCCGCGCTCGTGCCCGGACGTGGAGACCGCGGCCCGCTACTTCCTGAACCGGCCCATGAGCGGCCGGGATGCTTGGATCGCCAAGGACGTCCACGACCGCCAAACACGCGCCGACGTCGTGGAGATGGGCGAAGCGATCACCATCGGCTTCGACGGCTCCCTCAACGACGACTCGACCGTCCTGCGCGGTTGCCGGATTTCCGACGGGTTCCTGTTCCGCATCGGCGTCTGGGCCAAGCCCGACGGCCCCGCTGGCATCGGCTGGGAGGTCCCCCGCCTCGAGGTGCTGGCCGCGATCCGCGAGACATTCGACCGCTACGACGTGGTGCGCGGCTACTTCGACCCGCACGAGTGGCGCAGCGACATCGACACGCTGGCCGAGGAGTTCGGCGAGGAGAAGGTCGTCTCGTGGCCCACGAGCCGGCACACGCCGATGGCCGCGGCGCTCGACAGGCTGCACACGGGCCTGATGACCGGCGAGATCTGGCACGACGACGACCCGGTCGCCGCCGAGCACTACGGCAACGTCTACGTGGCCCACCGCGGCACGTTGCGCCTGGTCCGCAAGGAGTACCCGAACAGTCCCCGCAAGATCGACACCGTTGTCGGCGACGCGCTTGCCACCGAGGCCCGGGCGGACGCCCTCGCGGCCGGTTGGGGCAAGCCGAAGACCGCAGGTATCTCCACACGCGCCTACGGGTTCAACTGAGAGGGGTGAGCGTGGACGAGAACATCGCACGCTCACGACTCGCAAAGGGTCTCTACGAGATCGACCACAAGGCACAGGACTGGGAACGGCGGGAGAACTACTACCGCGGCACCCAGGATCTCCCCTTCGCGCCGGAGGGCGTGAACCAGGAATACTTGGAGCTCCGCGAGATGGCCTCGGCCAACTGGCTCGGGCTGGCGATGGATACCCCGGTCCAGCGACTCCGTGCCGAGGGGTTCCGCACGGGCCGCGACGAGGACGCCGATCAGACCGCGTGGGACGAGGTGTGGCAGCCGAACAAGCTCGACGCGCGCCAGCGGATCGTCTACTCGCAGATGATGGTCCACGGCCGCGGGTTGATGTCGGTGTGGCGCAACCCGAACCGGGCGGCGTCCCCGAGGATCGCGGTCGAGTCCGACCGCCGCGTCCACCTCGAGCCCGACCCGGAGAACCCCTTCGAGACCAAGTGGGCCGTGAAGCTGTTCTCGGTGGAGGACCCGAAGCCGAGTCCCACGGTGCTGCCCGAGGGTGTCTCGCCGGCCCAGGTGGTCAACGTGGCGGTCGTCTACGACGGGCGTGATTGGATGCGGTTCGAGCAGAAGTCGCTCGGCGGCGAGGCCACGGCTGCGCTCAGCGTCGGCAGCTGGGAGAAGGCCAAGGAGGGCTCGCACGGACTGGGCACGATCCCGTTCGTGGCGTTCGACAACAACCAGGACGCCGACGGCAAGCCGCACTCGGCGATCGAGCCACTGATGGCCGCGCAGGACGCGATTACCACGATCCGGTTCAACACGCTCCTGGCGATGCAGTTCTCGGCGTTCCGGCAGCGCGTCTTCACCGGGTTCGACCCGGTGGTCCGCGACGACAAGGGCAACGTGGTCTGGCGCAAGGACGCCAACGGCGACCTCGTCCTCGACGACAACGGGCAGCCGATCCCGATCACCACGTCCCCCGGTCGCGTAGGTGTCGACCGGGCGCTGGTGTTCCCCGGCGAGTTGACCAAGGTGTTCGACCTTCAAGAGTCGAACCTGAAGAACTACATCGAGGTGCTGGGTGAGTTCCTGACCCAGTTCTTCGCCATCGCGCAGATCCCGCCGCAGTACCTCCTGACCCGGATGGCGAACCTGTCCGGCGACGCGCTGGCCGGCGCCGAGTCGACCCTGTCGTCGCTGGTCGTGGACCTGCAGACGTCGGTGGGCGAGTCGCTGGAGTCGGTGATGCGGCTGGCGAACGTGGCCCGCGGCGACGACGAGCAGGACGTGGCGTCCTACGTGATCTGGGCCGAGGCCGAGGCGCGTTCCTTCGGGGCCACGATTGACGCGATCACGAAGCTGATCTCGGTGGGCCTGCCGACGCAGGCGGGGCTTGAGATGGTCCCGGGCGCGACGCAGCAGAAGGTCAAGCGGTGGATGGATCTCCGCGACCAGGAGGTCCCCGACCCGTTCGCCCTCCTGGACCCGGCGACCCGCGCAGCCGTGAAGGCTTCCGGTGCCACCGAACCTCCAGCAAGCGCGTAGCCACCACGCCCGACAGGCGGGTATCGCTGCCGCTGCGGTGACTGCGATCCGACGGATGTTCGGTCAGCGCCGCCAGTTGGCCGAAATCGTGACGACGTGGGCCGGCTACCAGCTGGCGGCGACCACGGCGGCATCGCGGACGATGGCGGCACTGTCAGACGAGTCGCCGAAGGTGAACCCGCGGGCCTACGCGGGCGTCTCCTCGGCCGGGTTCCCGCTTTTCGAACCACTCGTAGCGACCATCGACCGTTTCGCTCCCGCCCCCGCCGAATCACTGCCCGCGAACTGGTGGGACGAGGAGATCGCCAAGTTCCTCCCCATCGTGGAGCAGCTGATCGAGTCCGAGGTCCAGGATGCGGGGCGTTCGGCATTCCAGGCCGAGATGGTGGCCGCACCGGACTGGCAGAACTACGTGCGGGTCCTGGTCCCACCGTCCTGCAAGCGGTGCGTCCCCCTCGCCGGCAGGATCTACCGCGACCTCGACGGCTTCGAGCGACACCCACAATGCGACTGCCAGCACTGGCCGGTCCAGAACTGGGAAGAGGCCCACGACGCCGGGCTGGTGTTCTCACCACAGGAGGCGTTCGACAAGGGCTACATCCGGGATCTGACCGAGGCGGAGACCAAGGCGATCACCGACGGCGCAGACATCAACCGCGTCATCAACTCCTCCGCCGGCGTCTACACCGCCGACCTGTTCGGTCGCCGCGTGAAGGCCACCCGGCAGAGCACGACGCGCCGCTCGGCGTGGCGCAAGGCCAACCCGACACGGCTGGTCCGCCTGCGACCCGAAGCCATCTACAAGTTCGCCAAGGACCGCGAGGACGCCATCAGGCTCCTCCGGATCTACGGCTACATCACCTAGACCACCCAGCGGGCGTGAGGCCCGCCGGGACCTACCGAGGGCGTGATGCCCAAGGAGGAACGCAAGATGAGCGAAACCACCACCGAGAGCACCACCACCGAGCAGACGACGACCGAGTCGACCGCGAGTGATTCGCAGCCGACCCAGGCCGACATCGACAAGCTCAACGCAGCACTGAGCCGCGAGCGCGAACAGCGCAAGGAGGCCCAGAAGCAGGCGACGGCGAACTCTGCGGCTGCCAAGCAGCTCGAGGAGATCCAGTCCGCCAACGCCAGCGAGACCGAGAAGGCAGTCACCGCCGCCCGCAAGGAGGGCGAGAAGGCCGCCATCGAGCGGGTCAACACCCGCCTCGTGAGGGCCGAGGCTCGCGCCCTGGCCGCCGCGCTCGGATTCACCGACCCCACCGACGCCGTCGCGCTCGTGGACCTCTCTGAGGTCACGGTCGACGACGACGGAGAGGTCGACTCGGAGGCCGCCAAGAAGGAGCTCGCCGACCTCGCGGAACGCAAGCCGTACCTCCTCAAGGCGAAGGCCGACACCTCCGCCAGCGACGCCGGCATCGGCGCCACTGGAACCACGACGGCCGACACCTCGCCCAAGGGCCTGATCTCCGCCGGGCTCGCGGCAACCAGCAAGTCCAAGTAACGCACCCGCGCCACAGCGGGTCCAACCACCAAGGAGAAACCCGCTATGGCCCTGTCACTCGCACAGGCAGCCGCTCAGAGCCGCAACTCGCTCGCCAGCGGCGTCATGCAGCTGTTCCCCGTGAACAGCTTCGTCCTCGACCGCATCAACTTCGAGACCATCGACGGCAACGCCTTCCAGTACTACACGGACTCCGCGCTTCCCGGCGCTGAGTTCCGCGCCGTGAACGCCTCCTACGCGGAGTCGACCGGTTCGCTCACCTCGGCCACGGAAAGCCTCGTCATCCTCGGTGGCGACGCGGACGTGGACCGCTACCTGCAGCTCACCCGGTCGAACCTTCTCGACCAGCGGGCCACACAGGTCGAGATGAAGGCCCGTGCGGTCGCGCACAAGTTCAA